GAAACGCTACCAGCAGCTCAGCGACGATGACCTGGTCTGCCGCTACATCGGCGGCGACGGCCGGGCGGCTGAAGTGCTATGGCAGCGCCACGAGCGGCTGTGCCGCGGCATCGCGCGCAAAGTGGTGCGCGGTCACGACAACGTGGAGGAGGCGCTGGCGCAGGCCAGGCTCACCGTGCTGGAGGAGGTCGGCGGCTACCGGCCGGGGACGCGCTACATAGCGTGGCTGAGGCAGGTGGCATGGACGAACGCCCTTGACGTGGCCAGAGCCAACAGGAGGTGCCCGTTGCCCGGGTCTACCGATGAGCGCTGGAGCTGGTTGGTTGACCAGGCCGCCGAGGTCCCGGAGGAGATCGCCTCGGGCCTGCATGAGCGCGGAGGACGGCTCCGCCCGCTCATCGACCAACTCATCCCGCGACTGCGCGACGTGGTCTGGATGCGGGCTGTCGGCGCGAGCATTGACACGATCGCCTCGGTGCTCGGAGTGCCGATGGGGACGGTCCAGAGCAGGCTCGGCGCCGCTCGGATGCAGCTCCGTGAACTCGAGCGCGAGTGGCAGAGCGCGGGTGAGGTGTGAGGTGGCGCGGAAACCCCATGCCATCACCGATGCCGAGGGAAACCCCGTGCGATGCGGTGCGGAGACACGTAGCGGCGGCGCCTGCATGCAGTGGCGCGTTCGGGGGAGCACCCGGTGCCGGATGCACGGCGGCGCGAAGGGCAGTGGCCGTCCGATCATCCATGGCCTTGACGCCAAGCCGGAGCGACTCCGCTGGAAGATCCTTCGCGAGAACCCGGAGTTCGGCAGGTTCCTCGATGCCATCGCCGATGAGGACGCCAACGGCGCGACACTGACCGGCGAGCTGACCACGCTGCGGGCTCGGCTCCTGCAGATCCAAGCGGGCGGCCCTAAGCCCGAGTGGGAGGCAGCACTCGCAGGCGCCATCGTCAAACTCGCCCAGGCCGAGGAGCGCCTCCGTCAGCTCATCCCGCTGAGCGAGGCCAAGGCTGGGCTCGGGGAGGTGATGGACGTTGTCCGATCCGTCGTGGATCCGGGGGCCTGGAAACTCATCCTCTCACGGCTGGCTGCGCGAGGCTTTGGCGCCGCTGTTGACATCGCCGAAGGCTCGGTTGTCGACCGCCGCGGACCTGATGGAACTCGCCGGCTATCCGCCGGACCCGTGGCAGAGGAGCTTCCTGGAGAGTGACGCCAAGCGGCGGGTGCTGCTGACCGGGCGTCAGGTCGGGAAGAGCCAGGCCATGGCCGCGCTGGCGCTTCACCGCTCCCTCACCATCCCGCGCCACCTGACCATTGTGGCCGCACAGCGCGAGAAGTCGGCACTTGAGCTGATCGAGTCGAAGCTGATGCCGCTCTACGATGCGCTGGATGAGGACGCGCTGCCCGCCCGGCGCGACTCTGCGCCGACCGCGCTCAAGACCACGCGCTTCACCAACGATGCTCGCATTGAGGCCGTCGCCATGACTCCCAAAGGCGTCCGGTCGTTCTCGCGCGTCGGCCTGGTCATCATCGACGAAGCAGCGTTCGTCCCCGAGGCGCTGTTCGGCGCCATGAGCCCGTTCCTCTCGCGCAGTCCTGACGGGGTCCTGGTGGTCGCCTCATCCGCCGGCGAGCCCCGCGGCAAGTTCTGGGAGATCTGCGATAGCACCGACCGCGACGAAGCCGATGGCGAGGGCAGCCACTGGACCAAGTGGCAGGTGAAGTCTGATGAGTGCCCCTGGATCCCGGCGGAGCACCTTGCGGCGGAGCGCGTCAGCATGCCCGCCTGGCAGTTCGAGCGCGAGTATGAGTGCAAGTTCAGCCAAGCCGTCACGGTCGAGGGGATGGTGTATCCGTGGTTCAGCGACGTTACACACGTAGGGGACCCGCCGGAGACGTTCGTCCGCGTGGTTGGCGCAGTCGACTGGGGCTTCCGCAAGCCGGGCGCCCTGCTCGTGCTGGGCGAGGCCCCCGACGGCGTGGCCTGGGTGCTCGATGAGGTCTACGCGACCGAGCAGGACATCGACTGGTGGGTCGAACAGGCGTACGGGTTGACGGGCGAGCACGGCGTGAAGGCGTGGAAGTGCGACCCCGAGGACCCGAGCAACATCCGGAAGTTCCGGGCGAAGCCGCTGCCCGCGAGTGAGGCCAAGAACCCGGTGAAGCCCGGCATCAGGCGAGTTGACGAGCGCGGCAAGGGCAACAGGCTGATGGTGGCTCGGCACTGCAAGAACACCATCGCCCAGTTCTACCGCTACATGAACGTCCGGAACGGCGATGGGACGTATCGGGATGAGACGCCAGACCCGAAATGTGAGGACCACTTGATGGACGCGCTGCGCTATGCGGTGGTCGAGCTCGACGGCCTTGAGCACGTGCCATTCAACCCGCAGCCGAAGCGCCCGAGGGGCTGGTGAGCGCCCATGGGCCTGATCGGCAGGGCCTGGGACTGGCTACGCGGTGCAACGAGGACGGTGGCTGACGCCATGGTTGACCTGACTGCAGACCCCAGGAGCGTGCCGTGGCCGCCCAAAGAGCACGAGGCGCGGCTCCTGCGCTACCAAGTCTACCGCCGGCTGTACTTCAACCGGGCCGAGGACGGGCACAAGAAGGTGTTCGTCGACCTCGACTTCAAGGTCGACGACGACTGGCCGTATGTCGCCGTCAACTACATGGCGGCGCTGACCGATCTCGTCACCGGCCGGGCCTGCGATGAGGGCGTGCAGGTCAGCGCCGGCGCCGAACGCGACGCCACTAATGCGCTGATCGCCCAGATCGCGTTCGACTGCGCCGTCGACCAGAAACTCCGCCGCTGGCTGACCGACTGCAGCACCTGCGGCGACGCCGTGCTGAAGGTCCGCTACGACGCGGGCGCCGAGCGGATCGGCGTCGATGTGGTCGATCCCTCCACGTTCTACCCGGTCTACCTCGGGGATCAGCTCATCGCGGCCGACATCGGCGAGGTGCTCTGCCGGGAGAAGCGGTACTACCTGCACCTCGAGCGGCACTGGGTTGAGCCGCTGCCAGGCGGCGGCACTGAATCAGTCATCGCCCACGAACTCTATCAGCTCAGCGGCGAGATGGGCCAGGGGTTCAGGTACAGGCCGAACGTTGACCGGCTGCTGCTGACCGCACTGCCCGAGACGGCGGCACTGAGCGAGGAGCCAGTGCGGACGGGCGTGGCCGGGCTCCTCGTGCTGCACGTGCCGAACGGGCAGACGCTGCCGTGGGGCCAGAGCGACTATGAGGGCCTGCTCGGCATCCAAGGCGCGCTCAACGCCATGGAGACGCAGCGTGCGCGCATCCTGAAGATGCACTCGGACCCGGGCCTCTACGGGCCGGCAAGCGCACTTGACGACAACGGCGAGCTCAAGTGCTCCGAGTCGAAGTTCTGGCCAGTCCCAGACGGCTGGACTGGCTCGGCCCCGGTCGGCTACGTGACCTGGGGCGAGGATCTGAGCGCAGTCGAGAACGCGATCCAGGAGCTGAAAGAGGCGTTCGTCGCGGCGGCGGGGATCGACATGAGTGCGCTGCTCCCGCAGGAAGGCGGCGGGCCCACCAGCGGCGTCGCGCTGCGACTGAGCCAGATGAAGACCCAGACATTGGCCAAGCGCAAACAGCAGGCGTTCGATCGGCCCTTGCGGTGGCTCTACACCACGGCGATTGAGCTGCACGCGGCGGTCGCGCGCCGCGGGTGGCCGATCTGGCAGCCGGCTGATGGGCAGGTCGAGCTCGTGCCGATGCGCGATCTCATGCTGACCTGGCAGGACGGGCTACCGAGCAACCTGACCGAGGACATCGCGGACCAGACGGCGATGGTCGAGGCCGGGCTGCAGCCGCGCGTTGACGCGATCGCGGCGCTGCACGGGATCAGCATGGACGCGGCGCAGGCGAAGCTAGACCGGATCAACCAGGAGGGCTCGACCGGGAACCCGGTGCCGAGCGGCATGAGCCTGTCGCCGTTCGCGGTGGGGCTCAGTGCACCGGGCACGCTGACGGAGCAGGGCGGGGTGGGGGCGTGAGCGATGCCTCTAGGCGCGTCTGCCGATGGTGCGGCAAGCCTCTAACTGGCAAGGAGGCCGGACGCAGGGAGTTCTGCGACAGGGCGTGCTATTGGGCGTGGCGGCGGAACGCAGACCTGAGCGACAAGGAGCTGCGAAAGATGGTCGGCGCATGAGCCTCGACATCATCCACGGCGACTGCCTGGAGGTCCTGCCGACGCTGGCGGCGGGCTCGGTGGACTGCGTGGTGACGGACCCGCCGTACGGGATACCCAACTATGAGCCGCCAACATGGCACACAAAGAACAGGGGAACCTGCACCGACGTGACCGAGCAGGCATGGGATACATTCTCCACTGCCTGGGTTGGGCCCGCGTCCTGGGCGTTGGCGGAGTCGGGGTCTGTGCTCGCGTTCTGCAAGGTCGAGGACGTCGGGCGACTTCGTAACGCCATGCACAGGCATGGCATAGCACCTCGCCACGTCCTGGCGTGGGTCAAGACCACGCCAATCCCGCGCGGCTGCATGCCGACTTATCAGTCGGCATTCGAGTGCATCGTATGGGGTGCGCGGCCAGGCGCGTGGTTTGACCGACCGCCAGACGGTCGCGACCGCTGGAACGTGATCGAAGGGCCGATGGTGCGGAGAAAGACCGAGCGCACAGGCCACCCAACGCAGAAGCCTGAATGGCTCGTGGAGCGCCTCTTGCGTCGCCACTGCCCACCTGGCGGCACCGTCCTCGACCCGTTCCTGGGCTCCGGCACGACCCTCGTCGCCGCGGCGAAGCTCGGCCTGAACGGGATCGGGATTGAGCAAGATGCCTCGTACGTCGAGATTGCCCGCAAGCGCGTGGCGGCGGCCACGGAGCAGCTACGGCTGGAGGTCAGCGCGTGAGCATCTGGACGCCGTGGAACGTGAAGCGCGCCTACCCGGTGCCGGGCCTGAACGGCGCGGCGCGCACCGCGACCTGCGAGGTGTGCCGTGGGCGCGTGGCTGAGCGGGAACTGACCGATGTTCGCCGCGCGCTGGCCGAGATCCGCGACGACGAACTCGCCGACTGCAGGCCGGTCAGGAGCCCCGGGCGAACATGTGAGGCGTGCG